ATCAGATTGTGCGCGTAGTCTGTGGACAAATGCTTACTTGTTTGCGGAGTCAAATAGCATTGAAAAGCAAAAGAATTTGCGCCATGTTTCAGCCCTAATCCAAGAAGCAATTCTCCAAGCGATTCGTGGACTCTTGCCTGTAAAATCTATTCTGCGTGAGTACTTGCATGAAGACGATGAAGATGAGGGTGTTGATACAACAACAGTTGTGGAAGAGGTTAAGGAAATGCCCTTGCCCAAAGAAGAGGAAAAAGTCATTGACCTTTCTGCAAATGTTCCTACGCCTGAACCTGTAACTCTCGACTTATCGGCAAATGTTCCTACGCCTGAACCTGTAATTCTGGACTTGTCTGCAAATGTTCCTACACCTGAACCTGTGACTCTTGACTTATCGGCAAATGTTATTGAACAACCTGTTGATATCTCGACCCAACAACCCATGATTTATATTGATACGAAACCTTCTGTATCATTTTCTCAGCAACATATCATGTTCGACTCAAATTCTCTAGAGGCGAATGAAATCCATGATCTTCCATTTGCTGAAGCTGAACTGCGCGAAGATGAGGATGATGAACAAGATGCAGAAGACGATGATGAAAACAAGATACTTACAATAACAAGTGACTATATGCCTATGGATTCTGGCGATTCTGAGGAAATTCTCTAAATCAAAAAACAAACGCGTTTGCTTTTCTTACCCATTAAGCTTTTGGCTGTTAGAATGAATGTTGGAAATTCTGGATTCTGGATCGCCATTGGAATAGGCGGAGCCGTTATTGGAATTATGAGTTTTGTTCAACAGTATACATCAACCGATATAAATCAAGAAATTCGCCTTCGTGCAGTCTTTCGCGATTTCTGTATAGGTGCTTTCTTAACAGCCATGATATATATGTTCCTTCCGGATTCTATAGACTCTCTTGTTTCTTCAGGAAAGTCATTCTTTACAGGTGGTGGTACTTCTAGTATAACGAAAACTACGACCATAGACTCTTTTGATATTGAATTACAAACAGGTCCTGCACGATTCTAAGTGAATAGCGGATACACTGTTTCCCAATCACCGACATCCTTCGAAGCTATTTTATAACTTCTAAAGATTTCTTTATGAATCTGCTCTTGCGGCTTAGCATCTTTCACATGTGCTGATATGTGCTGATACAAGTCAAAGTCAGGGAATCTCTCTGTTTTATCTTCATCGTACAATACATTTCGCCCTTGGTCATCAATTAACCAAGACCATAATAAATTCCATAGAGGCGACTCAGTTTCGCGAATTTCCCAGGAACCTTCCTTACTTAATACAACCCCCTCTAACATCTCACTAGGCATTTCTGGAAATAGTGCATCAATAATACTCACTGCATATCTGCACAAGTCAAAAGAAGGATTGGGGTATACTAAAGGCTTGTTTGAATTTAGCAGACTTCCAAAGTTATACTGTCCTTCTGCATCACCTCCTTTTTCATAGTCATCACTAATAAACCATGTTTCATTCACACGGAATATGGCTCGTCCAAAGTCAATGATAGACAAAATCTTTCCGAAGGTTGGTACACGAAATGTAGTTCCATCACGCATCTTATAAAATAACCAAGACTCTTTGGTCTCTCTCCAAACAATGTTATTGGTATGTAAGTCGTTGTGTGTAAATCCTAAGACTCCTTGAGCAGCACATAAGGCAGCAATAACCTGAAACGTCCAAGCTGTCCATTTCTTTTCATCAAATGGTTTGACTGCTTCTTCTGCTTCTGAATCATCATCTGAATCCTCATCCACATCTAACAAATCATCCAAGACTCCCTCCATATGTTCTTGAAAAATCAGCATAACAGGATAGTCCTTCACTTCGATAAAAACGGATAAGTCTGTATCTTCTTCTGAGTCTTCACTGGAATCATAATCTTTGGAGTTTGACGTTTCTGAACTACTCGCAAATGTTCCTATACTTTCCAATTCTACCAAAGTACCAGCAGTAACTTGATTAGTATCTGCGAGGTCATGTAAGGTAATATGGCTTTTCTCTGAACAACTGCTATTTCCTGAGCGCGGTGTTGAATAATTAAACTCTGTGGAACGCAAAGAACTATTAGGAGTATTCAGTAACCAGTGATCCGAATCCTCAGAATCACAGTCTGAAAAATCATGTTCAATATGCAAGGTAAATATACCAGCCTTTCTTCTTTCCCAAAAAGCCTTATATCTACGATAGGAATCAAACTCTGTAGTTATATTATACCGGTATTTTTCGGCAACTCCTTTGAAAGCTCCATAAAAAGAACAAAAGTGTGGAGATAGGTTTCTTTCACGCAACTGCCCTAACAAATAATTCGCCAAACTATCGACAAATGCTTGGTTTGTAGGTTGTTTGAGTTTATCATCCTTTCTCCGCTCCCCTTTTACAGGGTCTGCATAATAGGATTGGATAGTTCGTATAGGATCAAGCAAGTGTGTTACTTTACAAAATGCCTTTCTCTTCTTCTTTGCAACAGTTTCTACAATACATTCCCCGCTCCCTTCAAATTCAATGAGTTTTCCAAATAACTCGTCGGATTGAATCTGCCCTTCATATTCTGGCTGTTTTCCAAAGAACTTTTCCAAGATTGGTGTAAGAGAGGTTACTTGACTATATCCCTTTATCTTTGGAACTCCTGAATACTTTCTCCATGGAGGCATACTTATAGGAATAGTCTGGGTTAAACATGGATCCATTCTATCCCGCCAACGTGTTTTGCTTATGGCTTCATGGCCGCAGTGGACCGAAGGTCAAAAGACCAAAGGGCGTAGCAAAACTAATATTAATTTATTTGCAACCAATACAAGAATGTCAGACACTACTTCAGCATTGAACGTAGGTATCCGGAAGTTTGATATGAAAATGATTCCTCAAGATGCGGTCTGTGTTTTCATCGGTCGCCGCCGTACAGGAAAGTCTACTCTTGTACGCGACCTCCTTTTTCACCATCAAGAAATGCCTCTTGGAACTGTGATTAGTGGTACTGAAGAGTCAAATCAATTCTATAAAAAACTGATTCCCCCGCTCTTTATCCACGGAGACTACAGTCCCGTGATTATTGCGAATTACTGCAAACGTCAGAAGCTCATTATGGCCAAGATTCAAAAAGAAATGGAAGCCCATGGACAATCTAGGACAGACCCTCGCAGTTTCTTAATTATGGACGATTGCTTGTATGATGACAGTTGGCTGCATGACAGAAATATTCGCTACTTGTTCTTGAACGGTCGTTGGCTCAAGGTATTCTTTTTAATTACAATGCAATATCCGCTCGGTATTCCTCCTATGTTACGTACAAATGTAGACTACTGCTTCATTTTACGTGAACCCTATGTAACAAACCGCAAACGTATCTTTGACAACTTCGGATGTGCTTTTCCCAGCTTCGAGTTTTTCTGCCAAGTTATGGATCAGTGCACACAGAATTATGAATGTATTGTCATGAACAATAATTCTCAGTCGAACAAACTTGAAGATACGGTTTTCTGGTACAAGGCTGAAATGCACGGAGAATTCCGCATTGGTGCTCCTGAATTCTGGCAACACGCTATGGCAAATTACAAAGAAAAGGATGGCGAAGAATCTAATGAATATGATGCAAATGCGGCGAAACGTTTCAAAACCTTGATTAATGTGGTTCGTAAGTAATATATATTCTGAGATAGAAGAATGGCGAAAGCAATTGACTGGAAAGATATCGGCTATGCCCTAGGCATTATTTTTGTACTTGGGTTTCTGCTCGTAATTCTAGGTAAACCTATGTGTGAAGGATTTGAATCATCCGAAGCGATACGGTGCGACCTTGATTCTCCATGCCCCGGCTTTTTGAAGTGTTTGAATGGATTCTGTGCAAAGACAGACCCTGTTGGAATCAAAGAAACCAACCCTTTAACACTATTACCTGATGGAGCCCCATTCCCGCTACCTTATTTTTAAAACAGTAAACAGATAGGGTCAGATGAAGAGATTTAGCATGAAGACAATAACATGGTATGGTATTATTGCGCTTCTTGTTGCGGTAGCGCTACTTCCTATATTGAAGGCGCTCAGACCTCAGTATTTCCCGTCCATGAACTATGCGGGTTTTCGCGATCTGGACTGCCAAGGAGTAACTTGCCCTGAAGGTAAGTTCTGTGCGGAGAACAAGACCTGCGTAAATATTGCGACTCGTTATCCGGATAATGTACCCGAGGGCGATGTGTAAAAGGAGTTTTGTAGAAAACAGCATGAAATGACAACAATCATTGTATTCATTTCATACATCTCAGAATGCATTCCTAAGAAGACTCCTCCTTAGCATCCGATGAAGACTTCGAAGATCTCTCCATCTTACGAGCAATGGATAGGTCAGCATGTCCCGAGAAAAGAGCATCGTAATTTCCAGATGTCTGCGGAGCAAGACTCTTTGACACAGGCGCATCAGAAGCATCCGCGCTAGGAGCATCCGTCACTACCTCACTCTTTGTCAACTTTGTCTCATTCTCCTCAACTACAGCAGTCATCTTTGTCTTGGCTGTTCCGATACGAGAGTTCTTCTGCTCATTGTAAAAAGTCTCGCGGTCCTCCTCATTCTCGCGGTACTTCTTCATGAGCGTATTCAGCTGCTCATTTGCATACTCAGAATCGGCCACCTTATTCGGGTCGGGCTCCCAGGCCATCCACTTACCTACGGCGCCCATGTACACATTGAAGTTCGGGTCGGCCTTCTGCAGACGCTTCGCGCGGACAGAAGCCTCCGCCTCAGAGCTGAATACACCACGCACCTTGATTCCACGGATAGTCGTGCGGAACTCATTCAGCTTGAAGAACTCTTCCTCAAGCTTCGTACCATTCTTGAAGATGAATGTATCATACTCTTCCTGCAGAGTTGACTGTGTGAGTTCGCGCATGTTCTTGCGCGTATACTGCTGGAACTCCTCGACAAAGCCATCAACACGCAGAAGGTTCTGGCGAATCTCGGAAGCGGCTTCTGCTGAGCCAGAGGCGGAACCAGAGCCAGAGGCGGAGGCGGAACCAGAGCCAGCCTCCATCTTACCGGCAAGGGTCTCAAGCTTCTTATTCAAGCCACTTATCTGTTCCGCAAACCAGGCCTCGAACTTGCTAGTGCGCCACTGCACTTCATAATCCTTCATGAACTGCTGAAATAAGAAGACATCCTTGTTGCTCAAAATCTTTTCAGGGCTCAAGAAACTCAGTAGAACTACCTTCTGGCTGGTAATCTCAGGATCCTCGCTAAGAAAGTCTTCCTCTTCGTGCGGCATTGTTCTGTATACTCGTGGGTAAGCCCTGTTTAGACCAAATTATCCGCAGCAACTCTAAAAAAATCTATGAGACGAATATAGATAAGATGGACGTAAACGACTTGTTAACTCGCATCATCAAGTATGTGGTGGAGGGCGTGGCGGTAGCTCTGGCGCTGGTATTCATCCCCCGGAAGAGCCTCCCTATGGATGAAATCCTGACGGTAACGATCGCGGCGGCGGCGGTATTCGCCATACTCGACATCCTGTCCCCTAGCATGGGCGTGACGGCGCGCCAGGGCAGCGGCTTCGGTATCGGTGCCCGCCTCGTAGGCTTCCCCTCGTAAAGAGACATTCGCTGTAGTGTAAAACCTGCATAGACTCTGGATTTTGAAAACTCAGATTCTATTCTTCAAATAATGTTGACGACACAGGGGCTGGTACATATCAGCACCACCTACACAAATCTGCTCTGATTTCACACCATTTACGAGAGCCGTAAATATTGCAGGAGTTCCGTCTCCACAGAGTTTGCAAAGAGCACTCAGACGAACCACTTCGTCCGCCAAAGGAATGAGCTGTAGCACTTCACCAAAAGGTCGACGGTCAGAATCCCCATCCAGCCCCACGACAATCACATCCTTCCCATCAACCTCCACGGCCCTTACAACGAAGTCATAAAGCCCGGAAAAGAACTGCGCTTCTTCAATGACAATTAGACGAGCAGAGCGATATTCCTCCCCATCACAAACCCCCTTTAACACCTTTACACCAAGAGCTTCTACGAATGCTTTGTCATGTGTGATAATACGAGAACCTGAAATATCATAACGGATATCAATATTATTTGTAATATTCAAAGTCTTCCAACCGAGAACCTGGGCTCTGCGAATTTTAGCAAGAATCGCTGAAGACTTGCCAGAAAACATCGGACCCAGAATTAATGTGAGATGCATTCTTCTATTTGTTGTAAGGGACTTCCAGTTCGTCACAACAAACGGTCAATTTTTAGTGCAATCTTACATATTTGTAAAATGTGTTGTTGTTAATATTAATTCATTTACTATTGTATTAAATTTATGATTTTTATTTATAAATATCATATCAATCTGCATATTAAACCCATTAATATAATGATTTTCAATTATATCATACGGGACAAACCCAATTGTATCCATAAATGTAATATGTTCTAAAAAAGTAGGAACCTTCTCATTATATTGTCCAAATAAAGGAACTTCTAATATTATAAAATCAGTTTTCTTTAAAATCGTCGTAGAACCTTTCAGTATAGGTATTTCTGCACCCTGACAATCTATTTTGATTAAAATATTTTTTGAATCTTGTAAAATATTCTGTTGCGCTATAAAACTATCTAAGTCAATTGTCTTCCTTTTCATTATTTCACAGTTATCATAATAATGGGTTTTTTCTCGAAACATAGAGTCCCCCGAATTTTTCATTTGAAACCATTCTACTTCTTCTATCTTATCATTTAATAGAATATTATATACTTGTACATCATTACTATTTTGAAATTGATTCAATTCGGCATAGTCAATTGCTTCAAATAAATAATATTTACAATTATATATAGATTTCATTGAAGTTGTCCAATTTCCATGATGTGCGCCAATGTCTAGTATAGTATCTGGAGAATAACCATTATTTTTTAATTTAGAAAGTTTGCTAAACATACTATAATAAGATACAATTACAGCCTTTATATAGAACGTATAAATTCCCAACTCAAGTCTTTGCAAATGAGTTGCCAAATCTTATCTTGGTTATATAATTTATCGCGATTCTTCAATAGCGGGAAACATTGTAAATAGTCATCGAGCTCTAAAAGTTCACAGAATTTGTACAAGACATAAGAATAGGACAAGAAATTACTACGATTCTTTGGGCAATGTTTGACGAAACTACTCTGAATTTCCTTGAACATGAAACGCAGCTTTTCTTCAACTTCGCGACTCATTACTGGCGCAGTCTTGCCATTGATACGGTTTAGAATATAAGGAACGTGCTCATAAAAATTCGTATGTTTGAGTTTTTTCAGAATCTCGCGAATTTTTGCAGGTTTTATAGATTCTGTGTTCGATATACGCTCCTTTTTCAACTCCTCCATAATGGCTTCAAATACTTCTTCAGGAATCTCAGTACTTTCTTTGGCCTGGAATTGAGCTAACCACTCATTAAAGTGATTAATGCGCTTATAGGCATAATAAGTAACTTCGCGAGGAGGATCCTTATAACTCGGCTTATCGCTATCAATTAACACAAACTCTTGATGTCCACATCCTTCACAGTAAAACTGGGCTTCATTAATACTAAATACCATTTCTTTATCACATTTCTCACAAATACCATAGGGGTCTTCTAATGTATTGGTCGTCACCTTTGCATGTTCAGGGTCAATCTTTAAAAGATATTTTTCCAATAAAACTTCACGACCCTCCTCTTGCACAACATTTGATTTTTTTACAGGGACTTTTTGAACAGGCGAAGAACCCTCTTGTAATGCAGCAAGAACACTGCCTGGCTTGGCCTTTATAATTTTTCCTGATGCTGCACTTCCACCTTTCTGAATTTTATCTTGTAAGTCGTAATATTTATATAATATATCTCCTGTTTCAAAAAAATAAGAATACATGGGCTTATCCTCATCCCACTCATCGCGTTTTCTTTTCAAATTTTCTAATTCATCTTCTAATTGATTTTTTATCACAACATCGGAAGAATCTTCAATTCTGCTTACAAGTTCCCTTATTTGTTCTTGTAATAATGAAGAATCTTCTTTTTCTTTTTTAAGTTGGGAAATCTGAATTTGGTGTAAGTTGTCTAATGTAGTTCTTGTTTTAATACTTTTATCCGCCATCTAGTGCTTTATAATTAAGAAGTTTAGACCGCCTTTTTATATTTATGAACCCGTAACTTTAAATAAGAAAACAGAACTCCCCGGTCTGGTTTAAAGTTCAAACAAAAATGTTTGATAAAAATTTGGAATTATTCGGATTTTTTCCAAAATATTACATTTTGAAATTTTTTTTCTTGGAGATGAGTATAATATGACAGGAGGTGGCCTTATGCAACTTGTAGCTTATGGTGCGCAGGACGTGTATCTGACGGGCAACCCTCAGATCACGTTCTTCAAGGCGGTATACCGTCGCCACACGAACTTCGCGATGGAGTCCATCGAGAACCCGTTCAACGGCAACCCCCGTTTCGGCAACCAGGTGACGTGCACGATCCAGCGCAACGGCGACTTGATCTACCGCATGTACCTCCAGGCCACGCTGCCCTCCGTGAAGCTCCAGGCCTCTGACGGCTCTGGTGCCCAGTTCCGCTGGCTCAACTGGGTGGGTCACAATCTTATCGACTGGGTTGAGCTGCAGATCGGCGGCCAGCGCATCGACAAGCACTATGGCCAGTGGCTGCAGATCTGGAATGAGCTCACGCAGGAGCCTGGC